GACGGTTTGCAATTATTGCTTTTACCAAATCTTCACCGATACGAGTAATACCTGACATACCAAAACGAATCTCATTATTCTCTACGTCAGGAGAGAAAGTAAATGAACTCTTATTTATATCAGGCGGCGCGATGACTACGCCCGCAGACTGAATCTTACCGATAGCGCTTGCTATCTTACCATAGTTTGTGGCTTTTACTTTTTTCTTTTTCTTTCCGTCTTTTGTAATTACGATTGTAGCAGGGTAGCCGCTTTCGCTATCATCTTCATCGTAAGAAGATTCTTCTTCATCTTCTTCGTCATTAAATTCTTCCATTTCCTCGTAGTAAGGCTCTTCGGCTTTTGTTTCCTCGATAGCCTCTTCATCAATTTCTTCTGTCTCATTACCGCCCGCATCATTTATCAAGCAGGCGCAATCCCAGAAGATACTTGGATACTTATAGGCTAAGTTCATTTCCTGAAGGGCAATCAAACTATATGCAAGTGTATGCGCACGACAGAATGAATAACCTCTCTGAACTCGTAACAATACGTCCCATACATAATGAACGAGTTTCATATCACAACCTTTTTCTTCTGCGTTCTTGAAGTATGTCTGTTCACATTCTTCAAATAACTTACCCTGCTTTTTAGCAATAGCCTTTCTACACTTATCTGCGAATGAAAGGTCATTACCACCAAGTTCATTTTCTTGCAATAATGACATCAATCCCTCTTGGGACTCGCAGACACCATCAGTTATCGCATTATTATTCTTTAACCATTCTATCTGTTCGAGAGAGAGACCATAGTCCTGCATCTCCCAATACCATTCACTTATATCTTTTCTATAGCGCGCCCACATATCGAGCGGTTGCTCTGCGCCCTTTTCGGGAGCCATTAGTCTAATAACTGAGTTCAAAACCGCTAATTCGTCTACTGACTTTGGATGCGCGAGGGCAATACCATTGATGCCCGACTGTTTCTCCATCTGAAAAAGAGAATTTATTTCGTGTTTCTGAACCATATCCCACATCTTCGGGTCAGTTCTCTCAATATTATAAAGTCCCACGATTGAGTTATAGGTCTCGCGCAAAGTAGGCTTTCTCTCTGCATAACCATATTCACAAAGTAAATCAATACAGTTATGAATCTTATCCATAGCTTCAACTGACAACAAGTCAATCTTAATCAAACTTGCGGCCTCGCTGTCATGAAGCTCGAACTGAGTACAAAGAGTTCCATCAGGCGCGCGCATCAATGCAGTTGACTCTGTGAAGGGTTCATCTACGAAGATTACACCGCCCGCGTGGAGACCGCTTCCGCAAACAAGTCCTTCAATCTTATGAGCAACATTCCAAAGTTCAGGATAGTTCTGTGTCATCTCTATCTGGAACTGCTTAATCGGCGCAAAACCTTTTTCTTTATCGCCATTCATACACTCATCAAGAGAACGAAGCTGTCCTCTATCTGCCGGTATCAAACTTGCGATATATGTCGCAATATCTACATCAATTCCAAGACCTCTTGCGGCAGTCAATACTGCTGACTTTGACTTCTCTGTACGATATGTTGCTACATTCGCAACTCTATCTTCACCATAAACCTTACGGAAGTGCTGAAGTACCTGTTCACGGCGGCCGCCCTCAATGTCAGTATCAATATCGAGGACAGATTCACGCTTCGGGTTCAAGAATCTCCACGGGAAACACTTTGTGGTTTCTCTCAAGTTATTCATCTGGATAATATCCAAACAGTAGAGAAGAAGGAAGCCACCACCTGAACCTCTTGAAGGACCGACGATAGTACCGGCGTTCCAACACTCATCAATATTTTTCTGAAGATTCAAGAAGTAAGCAGACCATCTTGCTTTGTTGACTTCTGAAGACTCCCAAGTACGCTGGAGGTTATCTTCGAGTTCTGCCATCGCTTCATCATTCTGAAGGTCGGGGTGAGACTTAACACCCTCAATAACTGCATTTACAAGATAGTTGTCGCTCTTATGTTCTGACTTAATAAACTTCTCCAAAGTCGGCATTTTTTGTACCCAAAGAGGATACTCATCAACGTATGAACCGACCTCGCGCCACATAAGCTCAGGAATCTTCAAAGGCTTCTTTAATGAGAAGTTCTCACAATTATTTGCGATAAACTCAATATTCTCATAAGCCTTTTCCATAACTTCTTCAAAGTTTTCTCCGAAGCTATACTTCATATATTCTTCAATCTCTTCTGTATCCATCATATATGTGGTAGCGTAGAAGTCATCTACTTCTCTATCACCGTTCTGGGCATTGAGATATGCTTTATGGATAGCTCTATCTTCTTTCTTGATGTAGTGGCTATCCGTTGTAATGATATAGCGCAAACCATATATGTTTGCGAACTCTAAAAGTTTCTTGTTGACTACAATCTGGTCTTTATTCTTACTAGGCTGCATCTCCAAGACAAAATTTTCTTTTCCAAAAATATCAATCATACGCTCAATCCATAAACCGAGCGTTTCATCAGAAGTTCCTCTTAAAATCTGTGTAGGGAGCGCGCCACCTAAGCAGGCTGTACTTCCGACTACGTGACCGGGATTTGCTGCAATAACATCAAACAAATCCTGATAGTAGGTCGGAACTCTACGCATACCTCTTGTAACATAACTTCTCTTCCAAGCGCGCGTTGAGATTTCAAATAACTGCTTTGCGCCAACTAAGTCCTTCGCAAGAAGTATGAAATGGTAGTATCTATCTTTTTCTTTATTAAAGTTATCTGCATTGAGACCGTTGCGGCAGAGATAAATCTCGTTTCCTCTAATTACTTTGAGATTAGGGTGCTTTGCCATTTCTGCTTCAAGTTTCATCCAACCAGCAATAGATTCGTGGTCTGTCAATGCATAAACGCTATGTCCGAGTTCCTCGGCATAGTTTAATGCGTCCGCAGTCTTAACAATACAATCACGGAGACGCAGATTCGAGTATTCACTATGTCCGTGCAAGCTTCCGGGATATTTTCTTTCTGTCATTTTAACCTTCCTTTTATTTTTCTATATATATTATAGCATAATTTTAGGAATTTGTCAAATTCGTTAACCCCATTGCTCGGCCATAGCATTAGCAATTCCTATATAAGTTTTACTTCTTTCTCGGCTATCACCTTTACCAGTGTGCTGATGCCAAATAGTATCAGTTCTGGTGCGCCCGTCCTTAGTGGTATAAGTTACGAGTTCTGGGTCAACTATATTTGTGGGTTTTAAATTAGGGAGGCCTTTAATCCATAATCCAGTTTTCTTTCTTGTCGGCTCTCCATATTCATAAGGTTGAATATATTGAGAGGGTTTGCGCGGGAGGCCATACTTTTCTGCAATATCAGGAAACCACTTCGAGCAATAGTCTCCAGCTACAATATTTACAGGATTTTCGATTACTACCTTGTCGCAATCAGCTTTAAAGAACTTACAGAAGAACTCCAAACCTTCACGCTGGCGCCCGTCCTCTCTCTTCTTCGCAAAGGAAGGCGCGCCGGATACAGCTAAATGTGTACAAGGCGGAAAGGCGATAATCATATCCCATCTATTGATAAAGTGTTCTTCTCCGTCCATTGTTTCGAATGTTATATCTCCATTTAAAATCGGAAGTACATCATTCATAATATGCCATTCCGGGTGTCCACCACTTGGTTCTAATATATCACATGAATAGGCTTCATGACCGCGTCTTCTAAAAGCGATACATACACGCTGAGACTCTTCGCAAGCTACCAATATTTTCATATCAATTCTCCTTAGCAGGTAAAGGGCGACGTCCTCCACCAATTCTTGCGTAGTTAATTTCTCCATTTGTATATTTTATCTCAAAATCCCATTGTCCACGATAAAGACAATATAATAACCAATCTACCTGTTTAAGAGAAGTATCCGTTGCAATCGATATATGACAATCCTTGCATTCTGCGTGATATAAAATATCATCTAAAAGGGGAGATTTACTTATTTTCATTTCCTTATTACAACAAGGACATATAATCTTATTTTCCATATTAAAACTCCAATATGTTTTCTTTTTCGATTTCAATGTCATCGATTATGAGTTGCGCACTGGTGCGGCCCATCCATGAATTGAGGTTTGCTCTACCAACAAAACTCAGAACAATCTCCTCATTCTGTCTAATCTGCTCAATGACTTCTTTACACTTAAACATTACACAGGCAACTCCATTAACCATAAACTTAATGCTGTCTTGGCTTTTCCCTTGGATTGTAATGTCTTTTGTATCTAAATGGACTTGTTTCATACAAATTACAGGCACCGGATTATTTCCGCCCCACAAGTTATCATACTGACCAACCTCGGTGCAAAGCTCTTCAAAATATGTATCTGTTGGTCTTAACTCAAAATTTATCTCATATGAATTTTCATTAAAGGTGAATATAGAACTTTTCTTATTAAACCAATCGACAAAGTCATCAAGGTGCTTGGTCTGAACAGCTACACCATGAGCACTAGCATGACCAAAAGCCCATTCAACATAAGGGCAATCACTATAAAATTCCTTCAAGTCAGAAATGGGACTTCCATTCGGATTGCGCGCGCTTCCTTTTGAAAGACCATCAGCGCCCGCGCGCAAGAACAAACAAGGCTTATGGAATTCACCTGAAAGTTTCATGGCAAGAAGTCCATTCAACTCACTTGTAAAATCGTCTTCATCGGTAAGAGGAATTACGATAATATTATTATCTGCAAGTCCATTTTCTAAAATCTTTCCTCTAAAATTAACAAGATACTTGTCAATAAGTCTTTGCTGGCGCGCCTTAACATTGGTGAGAACGCGGAGACCTTCTTCGAGAATTGAGACTTGTTCTCCTTTTGCACCGCGCTTATGAGATTCAACTTTTCTTTCGGGATGAAGGAACATTTTATACATTAAAAGTTTTTCTTCGGGTTCACCAGTTCTCATACAAGCATTGATAAGTGGCGCAACATAAAAAGCAACAGAAGTATAATTTACGATATTTTGCATTGAGTAGGCCTGTTTATCACAAAAAGCCTTGAAGGTAGGATTAGTAACATGACCAAATCCTTCTTCGAATATCATACGATTTTCATAAGTAAGAGGACTCATTACGTCCGCAGAACAACCGAGCGCAACCAAGTCTATATACTTTGTTGCATGAGAAGTTCCAAGGAGTCTATCCATCATGCGGCAGGCCTGCCAGGTTACGCCACAACCGGCTAATGACTTATTCTCATAATTAGGAGAAGTCTGGTTATCTACATAAATTGCATCGTCAGAGAAACCGCCGTCTTCATATTCGTGGTGATCGAGTACAACAGTATCAATACCGGCCGCACCAAGTTTATCATGGAACTTCTTATCATTGATACCAGCATCGGGTTCAATTACCATAGAAACTTTAGCATCGACAAATTTTTCCCAAGAGTCTTCAAGTCCATGCTGTTTACCATCATGGAAGAAGTATGTAATCTCCAAATCAGGCTTTATGTCGTGAAGATAGGAGTAAATAATTGTACTACTCGTAATACCATCTACATCTGAGTCGATTACAAGACCGATATGTTCATTATTTTCAACGGCTTTTAGAATTCTCTTCGCGGCGGCCTCACAATTGTCGAGATTACTCGGGTCTGAAATATTGTCCCAAGTCGGATGAAGGAATTCTTCAAGGCGGCCGCCATCAACACCGCGTGAAATCAAAAGGTTCTTCACCCAATCTGACTTAAAGTTCTCATTTACCAACTTCGTTTTCATTCTTTTTATTTACTCTCCTTGTAAGGTTATAATGATAATCATGTTCTCCATACCATTGTATATTAACGCAATAGGTCATAACTGCTGGGTACAAGCTATACCAAAATAAGTCATAATGAATTCTTCTTGGAATTATCATAAATTGGCACCTATGGCCACGATTGTTATGTATAAACGTTTCATCTTCTGGAAACCAATACCATCGTGTTTCATCTTTAAACTCGGCTTCTGTTCTACCACGCCATCGTAAGTTCTCTTTATTATCTCTTAAAAAATTTCCCCATTCCGTTAAAGTGCCCACAAAGCCACAATAATAAATGGGGCGTTCTTCTGTTTTTTCTCTTTGTTCTGCAATCATTTTGTTGGCTTGATATATTTCGTGAGGCCTCATTTTACTTCAACCCTTCTTTCATAAAGTTTTCGGAATATTTCCTCACCGCAATCTGTAGGACTTGCTTTCATCGGAGTAATTCCTTCTCTATCATATATAAAACTCATTTTACAATAAGCTGTATATTTCTTACACATATTATATAACTTATTAAAATACTTATCCGAGCCTTTTTCCTCTTCCCTATCATAGCAGAGTACAATTTCACGAGGCGCGCAAGTTCTAATCAATAAATCAATTTGATACTTATTTAAGTTACTTCCGCAAGATGCTACCACGCAGTTTGGGATTGAGAATGATTCGGCTTGCATTACTGACTTCTCAGCCTCCGCGATAAAAGCAATTCCCATTCTCTTAATGTTATCCTTATTTATATTTAATCCATAAAGATTAAACATTAATGGGTGACTGTAACATTTACCCTCAATCCAAACGGGCGCATATTTACCAACTTGCTCTATTTCTTGCGGATTGAGCGCGCGCCCTCTAATTCCAATTAGTCTATTATCTACATCATAATGAGGAATTATTATCTTATTTTGGGAAGTTGAAAATCTAATATCAAATTTATCCATTGTTTCTTTTGTGATTGAGTCATTTAACCATTCAACAGGATAATACTTTGTATAAACATCCAAAAGCCCAGGTGGATGAGCCGGAAGGACGCGACGTACCTTTCGTGCGGTATATTCATCGCGCTGGCTCTTATACGCTTGGGGATGGGTGTTATTTAATACTAAATCATCTGAACAATTTAATACGACTTGGAAGATGTCGGTATACCAGTTATATTCAATCTGTCTTGTTTCATAGTAGTTACGCAACATTTTGAATATGGACATACCGCCGCACTCTGTATAACAATAGAACATATGAGTGTCTTTGTAGTAGTAGAGTTTATATGATGCCTCGTCTGCATCTACATTATGACAAACAGTTTTACAAAGAATATAATCCTGTTTATCGATAGGCTGCGCGCCAAGTCGTTCCATAAGTCGGAAGACATCTTCGTCCTTTAATTGTTCAATTATTTCTTTATAATCTATCACAATTCATTCCTTTCGCCCGGTACTAACATTTCACGGTCAGAAATTTCTTTATCAATCATTTTCCTCAATTCATATAAATTTTGTACGGGAATGTCATATATATCTATAGCATCACTAATAAATATAACATTCTCGTGAGGACATTCTTCTTTTAATTTATCCGCTAAGATTTGTAAATCTTCTGCGGGGAAACCGTCGGGAAATCTTACTATCTTCATTTCTTTTTCCTCACTCAAGTTCATTTATAATTTTTAACTGTTCAAGCAATTCGCTCATATTTTCTTTTTCCCAAACGCCTTGATAGCTAAAGTCCGTACCAACAGGAACTACTTCCAGTCTTGCATTTGTTACGAACAAATCCTTCTTTCTCAAATTTCCAAGATTTACATCGCTCCAAATTCTTACCTGGTTCCACTGGCCGCTTCTGACCTTATATACATCAGTTACCATAGTTGGTTCAAAAGAAAATCCTTCCATACTGCGGAAGAAATCAAGTTCCTCCTTTGTTGGTCTCGATATAATAACACCAATATCGGCCTTATTGATGATAGAGCGGCTGCCTGAAAGTGAGGCTTCATTTTTGATACCACTATTATCATCGCCCTTTGCGTTCAACTGAGTAGAACTCATAACAAACACATTCAATTCAACAGCCAAGTCCTTCAACGCGGTTGAGAAGTTCAATAAGACTTCATCATTTCTCAAATTAAATCCTTTAAATTCATTTAATAATGAGGGACTAATATGAATGTAATCATAAAACACATTCTCAATATCGTGCAACATTACGTTCTCGCGCACAATAGTCTTTACTAACTCAATGGTCGGGTTCGGCATTTGGACAATCCAAAAGTTATCCTGATACTGTTTGAGTACCCATAAAGCCTGTCTAATAATCTTAGCTTCTTCTTCGGTGAAGCCGCCATAAGTAAACTTAGTTTCGTTAAATCCCGTCAAGTACGCAAGTATCATACTTTGGATTTCTTTTTTAGTCTGCTCTGTTGTGATAACAACAACGCGTTCACTACTTCCTTCCTGAACCCACTGCTTTCTAGACTCATCATATCTAAAAGGAAAAGCAAGATAACAGGCATCTCCAACAGACTGACGAGTTTTACCTGTACCAGACGCCGCGGACCTTAAATAGAATTTTCCTTTTCGCGCGCCCGCACACACTTCATTGAAGATTTCTCCTTGAAGCGGCAGACCTATATTTGCTTGGGTGCCCGCATTATCAAGAATATCCTGAATATCATCGAAGGCCTTACTGGTTTCAGTCGTATCATTCTGAACGTAAGCTCGCTCAATACCAAGAAGTTTCTTTTTTATTTCATTTATAATATCGCTTATCTCAAGCTCTTCAAACTTTTCATTAACCTCTAAGGCTTTCTGGCTTAAAGCATCTTCAATATAGAATTCACTTGTATCAATTCCTTTGTCCTTGAAAGACTGAAGAAGATTGAATTTCTTTAATCTCTTGTAATAATAAGGAAAGTTCTCTTCTGCGGACAAGAAATCTGCGTCTTGGAGATACTCTATTCCTTTTTGCTGCTTAAATACAATACTTGCGCTTTCATTTGTCTGTAAATAATTTTCTACATCAATAGGTTGTATATGAGCCGCGCCATTTCGATATAAGCTATCAATCGCTATGAAGATATATTTATCAAGTTTGTAATAGAAGTCATTTGGCGTAAGATTGTATTTATCTGTTTCACTCAAATATTGTGGATGCTTCATTAACGCACCAAAAATTTGAAGAACCGTACTCTTATCAACCATTTTATTCTCCTTCAATATTATCCAAAGACCACTTCTCTTTAGGTTTAGTAGGCTTATTGATTTTCTTTATAGTTTGTACCGGGCGCGCCTCTCGTTCTTTTATCTGTTGAATAATAGCTTCAAGAGTGCCAGACTTTCTATTTTCTAAATCCACCCAATACTGCGCCGAATCACTATAAATGTTTGGTACAATACCAATACCACCTTGCGCCTTTTCAGGACTTCCTTTTACCACATCATAATAATAACGGACAGCAAAATAAACCCCTTTCGGAGTCATTTTTCTTTCTGGCTTAATAAACGCTCTCCATTGACTATCTAACTTAGAAAAATCTATACTCATTTTTATGTCGCGATAGAGATAATCAATTAAAGATTCGCGCCAAAAATCCTCATCAGTTACGCTTGAGGTTACTGTCTGTTTTCCTTTAACCCATTCGTTATAACAAGAAGAATGATAGTAACTACGCTGTCCGATAAGAGTCCAATCCTCTCTCGGAATTTTATTTGTATCGAACTGTTGTTTACACAAACGACATTTTACTATATGCGCCATACTTTCTCCTTTCAGAACTTTTTTCCTACTATTATTATACACGAATTTTGTAAAAATGTCAAATTTAAAATAGAGGAGTATAGATAACTCCATACCCCTCTACTATATATCCACCGTCCGCGACAGACGGAAAATTACATTTCGCGCATTTCTGCAACAACCATTGCCAACAATTCTGCTTGATCTTCCGTAAATTCGGAAAGCTTCATCTTGTGGCCCATAATTATTTCTACCTTTTTTAAGATAGCATTAGCAACTTCCTCATTGGCATCATCGCCAGTTCCGACCAGCTTTGTCCATAACTGTCTTGCCTCATTCATAAGGTCAGTAAAATTAACTTTTTCTTCTACTGGCCTCTCAATCTTATCGACAACAGTGGCACCATTAGCCTCTTCCGCTTCGATAGCCTTAGCAAGAGCATCAACGAATTCCTTATATCCAAACTTAATCTTAGGCTCAAGGTATCTAAAACGGCTACCGGCCTGAATAGTCTGGGTTGCGCGAGTCTGAATCCAACGCTCACTTTCACCCTTCTCATTCCAAGTCTGAGTGATAACACCAATAATATCTACAAGACCATTAACAATCTTTAAACATCTATTATTGAGGTCAGGCTTGTATCCAATTACGTTACCTTCAGAATCTGAACTCTCCTTAAGGTGACAGGTCATAATCAAACCATATCCAAGCATAGTGATTTTGCGAAGAGAACTTTCAAATTCCTTTGAAAGAGCAGAATAACCACCGCCATAAGGAATATCACCAATTTTCTGAACGCTATTCTGCGCGCAGATATACTTCTCACAGACATCATATGCGATACCTACAGTATCAATACAAACTGTGGAGAACTTTGCCTTTACCTCAGGCTTTTCCAACTGACGCAATACAAGTTTGAAATCGCCCCACTTTTCAATTGGCTGAACCATAGCGCCAGGACGAGCGTTAGTACCCATCTCAAATGCAAGAATCAATGCATCAGGCGCCATAGAACAAAATTCTGTCTTACCAATTTTCGGCTGACCTGCAAGGAGAATATACTTCTCCCTGAGGTCTTTTGAAATGACGCTAGGCTGAA